CATAGACGTATCAACTAAACCAGTATTCAAGTCCGATCCACTAAAGAAAGTGGGTTGTGTACCTGCGATAGAATCACAGGTTGCAATCGATTATCTCAACATGAGACAGATTCCAAAACATAAATGGGACGAATTATACTATGTTGATAATTCACAATCTCTAACTTCATTAGACCATAAGTATAGTGACAGAGTATTTGGAAATGATCCAAGATTGATTCTACCTTTCTATTCAAGACAGGGGAATCTAGTTGGAATTTCAGGTAGGGCTCTTAATAACAATAAACTTAGATATCTAACATTAAGATTTGACGATAACGAACCACTTATTTACGGTTTACGAACAGTAGATTACAATAGAACAGTTTATGTTACAGAAGGACCCATAGATAGCTTGTTTCTTCCGAACTCTATAGCAGTCGGCGGAAGTGATTTCTCTAAATTAAAATCGATAGTACCAACAGAACAAGCTGTGGTAGTGTTTGATAATGAGAGAAGGAATCCTCAGTTAACTAAGTTAATGAGACAAGTAATTGAAGATGGCTTTACGATATGTTTTTGGCCTAAGACTATAAAACAAAAAGATATAAATGATATGGTGTTAAACGGATTGTCACCAAGTGTAATAGAACAAACGATCAATAATAATAAATTTTCGGGGTTATCGGCAAAGATGACTCTGAGTGACTGGAGTAAGATAAGTGGGTGAAGTAGTTAGTAGAGTAGTAAAGAGACACGGTGAATTAGAACCAATAGATTTAGAGAAAGTACATAGAATGGTAGAAGCAGCTTGTAAAGATGTTTCAGGTGTATCAGAGTCAGCAGTAGAAATGAACTCTGGTTTACAGTTTTATGATGGAATTACATCAACAGAGATACAAGGTATCTTGATTAAATCAGCAGCTGATCTGATATGTTTGGAAACACCGAACTATCAATATGTAGCAGCTAGATTGTTGTTGTTTCAAGTAAGAAAAAGTGTGTTTAACACTAAATGGAAAGATTCGAAGATTTATCCTCCCTTGAAGGATATCATTATAAGAAACATCAACACAGGTGTCTATGATGATAAACTTGTCACATATTATAGTGATGACGAGTGGGATAAGTTAGATAGTTATATGAAACACGATAGAGATATGATGTTTACATATGCAGGTTTAAGACAAGTAGTCGACAAATACTTAGTTCAAGACAGAAGTTCTGGAATGTTGTATGAGTCACCTCAATATATGTATATGTTGATAGCTTCTGTTTTATTCAAAGAATATCCAAAAGAAACGAGGTTATCATTTGTTAAAAGATACTACGACGCAGTCTCAACATTCAAAATCAATATTCCAACGCCTATTATGGCAGGTCTTAGGACTCCTCTTAGACAGTTTGCTAGCTGTGTACTGGTTGACGCTGATGACAGTCTTGACAGTATTTTTACTAGTGATATGGCTATTGGTAAGTATGTGGCTCAGCGTGCGGGAATTGGTATTAATGCTGGAAGGATTCGAGGATTGGGTTCAAAGATTCGAGGAGGTGAGGTTCAACATACGGGAGTCATTCCTTTTCTTAAAAAGTTTGAATCGACAGTTCGTTGTTGTACTCAAAATGGGGTTCGAGGTGGTAGTGCGACGGTTCATTTTCCGATTTGGCATCAAGAGATTCAAGACATACTTGTCCTCAAGAACAACAAAGGTACAGAAGACAACAGAGTAAGAAAACTAGACTACTCTATACAGTTATCTAAGTTATTCTATGAGAGATTCCTTAAGAACGAAGAGATAACACTATTTTCACCTCATGAAGTACCAGGACTATATGAAGCCTTTGGTACAGACAAGTTTGATGAACTCTATGAACAATATGAACGAGCGTACTCTGTACCCAAAACAAAGATAAACGCTCAATCGCTGTTCATGGAGCTACTCAAAGAGAGAGCAGAAACAGGTAGAATCTATATCATGAATATAGACCATTGTAATACACATAGTTCATTCGTAACAGATGAAGCTAAGATTAACATGTCTAACTTGTGTCAAGAGATTACATTACCAACTGAACCTCTACATACGATTAATGATAAGAACGGAGAGATAGCTCTCTGTATTCTATCTGCTATCAATGTAGGTCAGTTAACTAGTGATTTCAAAGAACTACCAGAACTATGTGATTTAGCTGTTAGATCATTAGATGAAGTAATTGATTATCAACAGTATCCTGTAGAAGCGGCTAAACTATCTACAGAAAATAGAAGAAGTCTAGGTATCGGTTATATCGGTCTAGCACATTTCTTAGCAAAGAACAAAGTCAAGTATAGTGACCAAGCAGCTCACGACTTAGTTCATAGATTAACGGAACACTTTCAGTACAACTTGATTAAAACATCAGTTGAACTAGCTAAAGAAAAGGGTCCATGTGGGTATGTTAGTCAGACTAAATACCATAACGGACTATTACCAATTGACCACTACAAGAAAGAAGTAGATGAAATTAGTAATGTTCCTCTAGAGTGTGATTGGGAATCACTAAGAGAAGAAGTAAAACTTCACGGTATTAGAAACTCTACACTAAGTGCTCAGATGCCTAGTGAGAGCTCGTCAGTTGTTTCGAATGAGACAAATGGTATAGAACCACCGAGAGATTACTTATCAATTAAGAAGTCTAAGAAAGGACCTCTTAAACAAATTGTTCCTGGATATCCTCACTTAAAGAATAACTATACATTACTATGGGATCAACTTAATAACGCAGGTTATATCAAAGTTGTAGCAGTAATGCAGAAGTTCTTTGATCAAGGTATATCAGGTAACTGGTCTTATAATCCTGAGAATTATGAGAACAATGAAGTACCGTTATCAGTAATGGCAAGAGATATGTTAGACACATACAAATATGGTTGGAAGACATCTTATTATCAAAATACATACGATTCTAAGACAGATGAAGACATAGAAGTAGATGCTAAAGATGCTATAGCTAATGATGGTTATGAAAACGAGGAATATTCCTCAGAAGAAGACGACTGCGAGGCGTGTAACATATAATGACTGTATTCAATAAAGAAAAAGTAAATACTTTAAAACAACCAATGTTCTTCGGTGAAGAACTCAGCACGCAAAGATATGATGAATTCAAATATCCTATATTTGATAAACTCACACAAACACAATTGGGGTACTTTTGGAGACCAGAAGAAGTATCACTACAGAAAGACAGAGGTGATTATCAATCACTAGATGAAGGACAAAAACACATCTTTACTTCGAATCTTAAATATCAGACACTATTAGATTCAGTACAAGGTCGTGGTCCAGCATTAGCACTACTGCCGTATTGTTCTATACCAGAACTTGAAGGGTGCATACTTGCTTGGGACTTTATGGAATCTATACATAGTCGTTCTTATACCTATATTGTGAAAAATCTGTATTCAAATCCTGTAGAAGTATTTGACACTATTTTAGAGACAGACGAGATTGTCGCTAGAGCAGAGTCAGTTACTAAAGGATATGATGACTTCATAGATTACGCTATGAGGTGGAAATTGGGTCAAGTGAATGATGTAAGAGAGTTAAAGAAACGATTCTATTTGATGATGATATCTATCAACATCTTAGAAGGGGTTAGATTCTATGTATCATTTGCTTGTACTTTTGGATTTGGTGAGTTGAGACTTATGGAGGGGTCAGCTAAAATAATAAGTCTGATAGCTCGTGATGAGTCTCAACACTTAGCTATATCACAACACATCATTAAAAACTATCAAAAGTTTGAAGGTGACAAAGAAATGATATCTATAATGAAAGAATGTGAAGAAGATGTCTATGATATGTACAGAGAAGCTGTTCAAGAAGAGAAGGATTGGGCAAAGTATCTATTTAAAGACGGTTCTATGATAGGATTGAGTGAAGCTCTACTATGTCAGTATGTCGAATGGATTGCTAACAAGAGACTTAAAGGTATCGGTATGGAAGCTATATTTGATCAACCAGCAAGAAACAATCCATTACCTTGGACTAAACATTGGTTATCATCTAGAGGACAACAAAATGCTCCTCAAGAGACAGAGATAGAATCATATATCATTGGTGGTATCAAACAAGATATCAACGAAGACTCATTCGGTGACTTTACACTATGAGAGAATTCGGATTAGTGATATTTGGGTGTTCAGTATTCATGTTATTTTTCGTGAATCTTGTATATCCTAACGTTGAAGTCAAAGGATATCCTAGAACATCAAGTTGTTCAGGTATGTGTTATGCTGAATACGTTAAACTTAACGGTACAGTAGCAGAGATAATAGAAAAAGAGAGAGCAGTAGCATCTCTAGATGAGTTTAGTGAAATAAAAGGATTATGGGCAGGTTGTGCTGCATGTCACGGTCAAGAAGGTCAAGGTATGTCAGTATTTCCTAAATTAGCAGGTCAGTCAGCTGACTATATATCTAATAGACTCAATTCATACAGGAATAGAGAGACAGTAGGTGGTATGAGCTCAACTATGTGGGCACAAGCAGGTATGTTATCAGATAGTGACATCAAAACACTTAGTAAATTCATAGAGGTAGAACTATGATTGTAGAAATATACAGTAAAAACGATTGTCCGTATTGTGTTTCAGCAGAATCAATCTGTAAACAGAATCCTATACTGATAGATTACACGAAATTCATGTT